AGTATTAGATTTAACATCTAATAATATAATCTTACCTTTTTTATCAACCACCACTAAATCAAATGGACATTGAGGATCTACTGCTTTAGCAACATAAAAACCTTTTCGCAAAAAGTTTATCACCTCTTGGTATTCACCAATTGATCCTTTTATAGATGTTGTTAATTTAATAGACTTATTATCAGACTTAGTAATGAGCTTAGACTTACCATACCTACTGCCCATAATAATTTATAAACATTTGACACCTTCATATCTAAATGGTGTAAATGATTATCCTTAATTACACTTATTTTGTTATGTATTAATTTTATCTCACCTTGTAATTTGATTATTTCGTTTGCATTTTTTTGAGATTGAGTAGGCATTATTCTTGTCCAATCATGTTTTTTAAAGTTGTAAATGGAGTAAAATTATCTTCTCTTTCATCAATAAAAATACTACCACCTAATTTTGATAATATAACAATACCTTCTTTTGTGCTTGATTTTAATTTTCTAAGTTTAATTAAATCGTTTAAGCTTTCTGGATCTAATAAAGCATTTTTCATTATTCTTTCAGCAGCTTTTTTATATATTCTTCTTGATGCTGTAAATAATCTTCCTGCAAAAGTAAATTGACCTAATCTTGCTCTTATAATATCAGTCAATGCACTTCCGACCACACCTTCTGTTCTTGATGAAACTTTTCTGCCAGAGATAGTCAATGCTTTGTTAAGTAAATTTAAGTTATCTAAAAATTTTGTATCAAAAATTTCTCTTAATGCCACCCTATAACCTCTTTCGTTACCTGCTCCATTCAAATAATTATCAAAAGATTTTGGATCAATAACTCTCATTCCAAGAGAATCAGACATTTTTGTAACAGATTCATTCATATCTCTTAATACTGATCTTTGAAAAGCTTTATAAACTTCTGGATCATTTTTTAAAATTTTTTTAAGTTGCAAAATTTCATTTATATTATTAGGTTTATAAATTTTATTTACTAGCTCACCTGGAGTTAATTTTTCTAGTTTTCCTTCAAATGATCTTGCAATTTCTTTAACTGTATTATTTCTTAGCTCTGTAGCATCTTCAACAACTTTTTGAAAACCACCTAATTTTTGTAATCTTGAAAATTCACTATTTGAAAAAAAAGTTTTTAAAGGAGCTTCATAACTTTTAATAAAATTATTATGTGCATTTTGATTTAATTTTCCATTTTTTATTACATCAACTTTATATTTATCATATATAGAATTTTTAAATGCAGTCATAGCATCTGGAGAATCTTTTATAACATTATGTAATGAATCTGCATATTCTTTTGATTTCAAACCTTTTTTAAAAGATAAAGCAAAAATATCTTCATCACCAAAAACTAATCTATTATTTTTTTTTAATGTAATTCTTTCTAGTAATTCGTTATTTAATTTATTTTTATTTTCTTTTACTAAAGTATTAAAATTATCAAATTCATTAATATAAGTTGAGGATGCGTCTTTTCTTAATTGTTTGTCAATTGCAGATTTTAAAAATTTTAAAGATCCTACATTTGGTGTTTCACCTGTAACTGAACCAGTAGCAATATTTCTAATATCTTCACTTAATTTGCTTAAAGTATTACGAACTGTAGATATTGGAATTGTAGTTTCACCTTTTACAATAGATTTAAAAGTTTTATCATCTTTAAAAATTTTTGATATTTTATTTACTTTTAACAAATTATTTTTTTCTTTTGTTGATAATGTTTTAATTGCATCCCTAATAACATCTGAATTTATACTTTGTGTTTCACCTGCTGCATCCAATCTTCTTGCAGCTAACTCAACATCATTTTTATATTTTTGAGCTACATCATCAATTGAGGATCTTATTGAAACTCCTGTTTCTTTTAAACTGCCATCTGGCAATCTAATTATTTCTTTTTCTAAAATATTTTCAGCATTAATTTGTTTTTGTTTTAATTCCTTTATTAAAGGATCGTTATTTTTTCTTATCACATTTTGAATTAATGTACCTGCCTCAAAATCATTTACAGGTTTGCCAAATGATGTATTAAAACCTGATTTTAAAAAACCAAAATAATCATTTAAAGATTTTGCTTGATTTGTATTAAAAGTTTTAAATTCATTCATATAACCAAGTCTATTTTGATTTTCAAAAGCAGATTGAGCTGCTAATAAATCTGCATCATCACTAGCTTGTGCAAGAGTAAATTTTAAATTTGAATTTATTTTTGCTTTATCTAAAGTTTTATTAATTGATTCTGCAACCTGGTCAGCTTTTATAATTTCATTTTCAACTTTTGCATCTGCAATTTCGTTGCCTTTAACAAATCTTCCTTTTGCTAAATTAGCAACACCTTTAATTATTTTTGCTGCACCTACACCCAAAACTGCTGAACCTGCTGATATACCTACTGCTTGTAATGCTCTGTTCAAAAGTTGTTCATCGGTAACATCTTTATTTATATCATATAATTTTTTTCCTAAAATATATCTTGAATATTCTGCAACTCCTGCTGTCAAAGCACCTGCTGTAACTCCTGCAGGTATGTTGCCACCAGAATATACTGTACCCACTATTGTTGCAGCAATATCTGGTATTACAACCATAGCATCGCCACCTAAACCTGTAAAATCACCTAGATCAACACCAGGTTTATTAACTAATTCAAATTTTTCTGTTTTAGGATTAAAAAATTCTAATTCACCAGTTCTGTTACCTTTTCTTACTTCAATATCTTCATTGTAAAGATTTGATAAAACATTCTTGATTGCTAATGCTTTGTTATTTTCATCATAACCTAAAGAAGCAGCAAATCTTGCATTTGGAGTAGCACCTTCTTGTGTTCCTACTCCTGCCTGTTTAGCAATATCTTCTGTGCTTGGTTTAAAATTTTGATTTTGTATTAAATTTTGATTTATTAAATCATCGTCAGGTGAAATAATTCCATCTACTTCAGGAATCATTTTTAATTCTCTTTCAGCTATTTTAGATTGAGAAATGTTAGGAAATACTTTTTCAAAAAAATTATTTTTATCAATTTTGTCTGAATAATATTTATCATATAATTTTTCAGCTAATTCAACATCTGGAATTTCTTCATATTGAGGATATTGTTTTTTTAATTGTGATATAGTTATCATTATAAAAGCCCTAAAGGATCATCTACTATTTGATCTTCTTCTTTTTCTTTTTTAAAATTAGGAGCTTCAAAACCAAAATTTCCTTTTGGATCTAAAGTTTCATATTTTGCTTTTGATGCAATATATTCATCCTCTAATATTCCTTGTAAAGAATTGATAAATTGATTTTGAGAACCACTAAAATTTACCCTGTCCAATTGTCTTAAAACATCACCCTCTGACAATCTAGGATTATCAGGTTCTTCAATTTTTGCTAAAGTATAACCTAATTTAGTTACAGATCCTTTTAGTTTTGAATAGTTAGCTGCATTTCTTTTAAAACCTTTAGATTCCAAAAATTTATCAGTATCAGTTCCAAAAGAAATTTTTGCTTTTTTAAATCCTGTAAACCTTCCTAGTTGGTCAAATTGACTTGTTGCAACATCTAAGAAAGCTAATGTAGAGCCAACAGCACCAGATGGTGTTTTAGTAGCTTGTTCTTGCATTTTAGGAATAAAATCTGCTAAAAATTTATAATTTCCTTTTAAATTTCTTGCAGTTCTTTGATCGTTTATAGTATTTTTTTCAATTAACTTTTGACCAGAAACAGTTCCAATGTTTACTGTACCATCAGGACTTACACTTATATTTTGACTTTTATCTATTGGAGTAAATCTACCTGGAGATTGAGCAACCTCTAAATCAGTAACAAAAACATTTTTACCAGTTACAGTGTCAAATGCTTGTTTTGTTTTCTTAGCAGTTGGTTGAAATGCTTTTTTGACTTGTGCAGCTTGTATTAAAGATGGAAAAGTTGCTTGACCTAAGTTTTGTCCTTGAGATCCTGCTGATAAAAGACCTGCACCTAATAAGAATTGCTCATCTTGTAATAAACCTCTTAAATTAAATCTATCAAATATACTCATATTATATTAGTCCTTGTGATTGTAGCTCATCAAAGAATGGATTAGCAGATGTCATACTCATTGAAAAGTTTGAAAAAGGATCTGCATTAAATCCAAATTGTTGAGTGTTTGGTGTTAAGTTTAAAGTTTGTGCCATTTTTGTTTTAGCTGCATTGTAGGTATTCAAGTAATTTGATGAAATACCTAAATTATTATTATTCAAATTTGCAAAATATTGATTGACCATAGAATTTTCATTAGTTTCAATTGTTCTAGCATCATCAGGATTATCAAACAAAATAGTATTGTCGTTGCCATCATTATTATTATTATTTGACTGCACTGTATTAAAATAACCTGCATCAGTTAAAAAATCAAACTCTGGCGATCCTTGAACAAGAGTAGCATTAGGATCAAATGCTCTACCATTAGCAATAAAAAAATCTCTTGCTCTTGGCATACCAAATTGGTCAGTGCCTTGTAAAAAATCAGTTCGTCTTTTTTTATTAGCAGCATTAGCAAAAGGTGCTGTTATTTCTTTAATTGCATTTAATGTAAAAAATGGTGAACTTGTTAATCTTTCTAAAGATGTTTTGCCAGTTAAAGCATCATTGATATTAACACCTTGATTTACCAAGTCAGTTACATTTTGTGCAACAACTCTGTCTTGTTGAGCATCTGACATGGCAGTATTAAACTGATTACTTTGTTGACCTTGAAAAGCAGCAGTAGAACCACCACCAGATGATCTTTGTCCACTATCATCTTGACCTCTATCCATAGCACCTGATACATCGCCACCTGCTCTGTTCTGTCCTGGATCTGTTGATCCAAAACCATCAAAGCTAAGTAAACCTGATGCACCCATATTAGGCTTACCATCTTTAATAGAACCATGTAAGTTAGCATCTGCTAATAAACCTTTTTCTGCTTCAGTAATGTATGCTAATTCTGTAGGTGGACTATCTGGTGATGACTGCCAAAATTTAGGTGCTGTAACTTCTTCAGTTTTACCAAGATAATTTCTTACACCACCTTGCATAACAAAATCTTTATCTAAAAGCATTTTTTTCCTTAAAAAATTATTGAAACAATAAATAATCCACCCAAAATCATAATATATTTTGAGGTGTTATTATCTATGTCTGTTTTTAAATCATAAATAAGTTTATTTATTTTATCCATTATAATAGACCTCCTAATAATCCACCGACTACTGCACCACCGATACCAGGTGCAATCATGTTTCCTATTAAAGCACCACCTAAACCTTGTGTTACTCTGTTAGGATTGGTTACTGTTTGTTGAACTGGAAAACCAGTTGCAATAGGGTTAATTAAAGATGAGTATTGTTGTAATGATTGAAAGGGTGCTAAGTTTCTTTGTCTTTCAATACTTTCTAATTGTTGACCAGTTTGTAATAGACTAGGTGCTGCTGTAGCAATACCAAGTTGTCTATTTCTTTCTCTTTCAAATTGGTCAAAGGCTAATGGTAAAGCTTCTTGAGTGATACCTGATAATATTTGTTGCTGATTCATTGGACTGCCAGGTGTTCTTCCTGCACCAGAAAACTGAGTATTTACAGCATTAGCAATATCCATAGCAGAGCTTTGTAACATTGGAGATAAAAAAGGATTTAAAAATCTACCACTTAATGTGTCTGATAATTGTTGATTTGCTGATCTTGCAAGTAATTCTTGCGATGCTAAACCTTCAGTTGTTTGTTGACTTGGTGCAACATAACCTGATGCTGCTACTCCTTGATTATATAAATTACCTGCCTCAGATATAATCTGATTTAATGCAGGTTGTGCAGGTGCATAAGGATTAACTTGTGCTTGTGATCCTCCACCACTTGATCCTCCTCCAAATGACATAACTATTTATCCTTTTTATTTGTTATTGTTTTTTCAAGAACAATATGAGTTTCTTTGTAATCAAATTGTTCCATTATTTTTTTCCAACCTTTTCTTGCAATAAGCTCAATGTTGGTACACTCATGTTTACTAGCAAAATCTTCAATAATTTTTATAAGATGTTGCCATTTTTGTCTATGTCTGCCAGTTACAATAAATATATTGCAAGATTTTTTTAATTTTCTTTCAATAATTTCTGTAACAACAACTCCATAGTATTTTTCAATCGTTGCTTTTTTTGAATTATCCCAAAGCACCCACAATTGCATTTTGTTATTTTTTATAGTTTCATAAACAAAATCTGCATCTGTATGATTGCCTGAGTAAGATAAAGCTTGTTGAATATCTTTTTTAACTAAATTCCAAACATCATTAAGTTGTGATGGTGGAATATTTACTAAATTCATTATGTAATACTTAAATAGCTGATGCCTAAGTGTATGCTATCTGTTGAGCTAACAGTTGCTTTTAAAATATCTGATGGCTCTAAAACTAGAGGTTTTGATAACATTTCCTCTGAGTTATTTGCAGAAAGCGATTTAGTATTGATGATGGTAAAATCTGTTGTTTGTGAATTATCATTTACATCAAATGAAATATTTGGTGTATTTGCAGTATTATTAGTAACAATAATAGATTTAATAATTATTGTTTCATTAGTATCTGCTGTAATAATATTTGTTTCAGATGATGCTGCTAAAGCTTTGCCAAAAAATCTATAAAGATTAGCCATTTTGTTCTTCTTTCTTAGGTATGTAGCTTAGAATATGTTGTAGCTTAGAATAATTTTTTTCTTTAACATCTAACCAATGATCTATTTCTTTATTAATATCTGTATGCTCTGGAATTACTTTTGGGTTGTGTAAAAGTAATTTTATATTTTCATCAGCTTCTAAAATTTTAGATTCATATTGTTTTTTTAATGACTCAACCCTGTTAATCATAACTATCTAGCTGTACATGGTACGTTGTTTGAACCTACTAATGGAGCTTCAGCAAATGCGATGTAGATGTATGTTGCACCTGAATTATTTGTATAAGCATAATTTGCTCTTTGTTTAAATCCATTTGATAAAATATCAATATTGGTGTTTGAGCTTTCTGCAGCATTTGAATTAGGCTTTAATTCTTGTGTCACTACATTTGATGTGTCTCTTTTATTATCATAAATAACCCAATCAGAAGTCCCACTTGTTTTTTTCTGCATGATAAAGGCTGGTTTAAATCCAG